ACGGAGACAGGATTAAAATGTCCAATCTACACGGGTCAATCGTGTCAAATCTCAGGAAAGAATGGGGCGAAGCGGAGCACACTTTCGTATGGACGGGCCACATACACCACAAGAATCAGGAAGAATATGGCGGCGCATTGTTCGAGTCTTGGAACATCCTAGCACCCGCAGACGCGTGGCACGCTGGCTCTGGCTATGCCAGTTCTCGGAGTATGACATGCGTGATTCTTCACAAAGACTACGGGGAAGAAGGACGGTTAAAGGTAAACGTGGAGCGGATTAAATGAGCGCATTTGACGAGCAGATAGGCGGCAACCACTACAAGCTGATGATGATTCAGCCCACTGAATACATATTAGCGAACGACATGGGATGGTGTGAAGCCAATGTTGTGAAGTACATCAGCCGGTGGCGTGCTAAGGGCGGGGTTGATGACTTGCGAAAGGTGGTGCATTACACTCAGATCTTGATCGAACGTGAGTTGAATGAAAAGACGGCCTCAAAGGATGAACCCAAGAAACCGTCTTGGTAGATTACAGTAGGATTGCTCCGATTACATAGCCAAGCAGGAAGGCCACGATCATCGCCCCGCCTGTGAAGCGTGGCACCATTAGTTTATCAAGTTGTTTCTTGATCATTTCTTGCCCTCGATTTGTTGTAGTTTGTCCAGCATTTTGAGCACGTCTAGCAGTACGGTCTGTTCGTATTGATCGATCTCTGGATTGCAGTAAGTCTCGCGCACTTTGACTAGGGTCATCCATGCGGTTAACAGTTCGGTTCTAGTTGGTTTCATGTGTTGCCCTCTAGTTTTGTGATAATACGTTTAGCGGCTGGCCAATTTATTCTAAAACGAGTAGCGATGCGGTTTGCACTCCATCCTAGCGCCCTACGCTTGGCCACCTCGGATTCTAACTCGGCCATCGATGAGCAGTTGCCCGTTGATGGTTTAGGCCCTCTTTTCATTGGTCTAGTTGATTGGGGATGGCGCTTCCACGTCATCTTACGCCCTCGCAGTTTGGTTTTAAGTTTTGATAGTCCGGCCAGTAGCCTAGACAGACGTTATATCGGTACTCTTTGGACATGGTGACCTCGTGGTCATAGTCCCAACTTGAGACCCAGAGCAAGGCCGCGACAACTGCCGCAGCTATGCAAATCTTGGTGAGTCGGTTCATGCCGCCACCTCGTTGACCGTTTCAACAAAGATTAAATTGCCTTGGCTGTATTCGATAGAGTCGAAGTCTTGCCAGTCGAACCCGTCGAACATTGCGTCAAGGTCGAACCGGTCATCGTCTTTGATGGCATGGGCTAGGATGTAAGATTGTTTGCAATGGAGAATATCGCGGGGTCTGAAGTCGTTTGACAGCATGGCAGATCTGATAGCCTTGAGGACAAAATACCTAGCTACAGTTGGAACGCTGAACTTTGGTTTAAAGTCGATGGGGGCAACGTGTCGGTGCATCCTTTCGCGCTTCAATTCGTCATCGTACATTTTGTCTCGATAGTCCGTAAACGTGGTGTAGGTTAATGGGTACAAGTTTCCAAAGCCTTCTAAGATTAAGTTTTCAATTTGCTTTTTGTTCATGTGTGTAACTCCTTGCTGTTTTGGGTTTCGGCCTTGTGGCCTCGTCAGTACCAGTCCCTTCCGCTCATTTTCTTGTCGTTCCATAAATTTTTGGTCTTCGAGATAATCTATTTTTTCTAAAACATATTCTAACGATGGGTGCTGAATGCCGAACTTGTCATCTAGTCTGACGATTGCATCGGCCCATTCGTATCGTAATTTCCAATATATAGATTTATCGGTTGGGTCTAGTTTTTCTTTGAACGAATCACTTAGAAGATAATCGCACAAAGTGTCATTGCAAACGATTGTCCTCATTAGGTTAGAGATTTCTTCCGCTGCTTTCTTGCTGATTGTTGTCATGTGTAATTCCTTGCTGATTGAGTTATAATGAATACCACTGGTTACAGACGATCGCACAGACTGAAAAAGATTTCAAAACTTTTTATATACCGATCTGTTATATACATAGAACCAAACAGCATATATCGTAAAACATAGGGTTAAACATGCCTGATATGCGCCACAAGCTGGACAAGAAAACGGCCGATCGGCATTTCCCTGAGTGGTCTCATGGTGGCAAGGGATCGCACGCTAGAAAGACTACAACCGATTCCAGGGCTGCATATTCGGCCAACTGGGATAGAATCTTTGGTAAGGGTAAGAACAATGAGTAGTAAGAACCTACACACCAAAACAAGAAACAGATTAGCTCGACAGGATGCATTGCGAGAGTACATGCAAGAAAGAGGGTCGGTTCAATATCTTTTTGATATCATTGAGAAGATCGAGAAATTAGACCCTGAATCTGAGACTTTTAGTCAGGATCTAGCGAAATACTCTAAGGTGGTGGATGTGCGGCATAAAATGCTTGGGAAATATCTGCCAGAACTGAAGGCTACAGAAATCACGGGCGAAGGTGGCGGGGATCTTCAGATAACGGTCTCAGATTTCAAGAATGCCTGATATATCCATTCCCTACCAATGGGAACCTAGGCCACACCAAATCCCATTCTTTAAGGCCATGGATTCAGGGGCTAAACGTGCCTGTATCGTGTGGCACCGTAGGGCTGGCAAGGGTGCTGCAACTCTAAACTTTACAGCTAAAGAGATGTTTAAGAGGGTCGGGACGTACTGGCATCTGTTTCCAGTGCAAACACAAGCGAGGAAAGCGATCTGGAACGGTATTGACAGTGAAGGCCGGTCAATCCTTGATCAAGTCTTTCCTGACGCCATACGGAAGCGCACGAGCTCTCAGGAGATGCTGATAGAGCTGGTGAACGGGTCAACGTGGCAGCTCACAGGGTCGGACAACTATAACAACCTAGTCGGATCCAATCCGGTCGGAGTCATCTTCGATGAGTGGTCACTATGCGACCCTAACGCATGGGGCTATATCAGGCCGATACTGGCTGAGAATGGTGGATGGGCGGTATTCATCTACACGCCACGGGGAAAGAATCACGGTCATTCACTGTACCAGATGGCCAAGAAGTCCAATGAGTGGTTCTGCCAGAATCTAACCATCAACGACACCAAACGGGCCGATGGCTCACCGGTTATCAGTAGTGACATCATCGACAATGAACGACTCGAAGGCATGGATGAGGCACTAATCCAGCAAGAGTTCTATGGATCCTTTGAGGCACAGATACCTGGCGCATACTATGCTGACCAACTGACAGCTGCGAAGGAACAGGGGCGGGTTGGACGACTACCGATTGAACCATCATTGCAAGTGCACACGGCATGGGATCTAGGCATATCCGATGCTATGAGTATCTGGCTATTCCAAGCCATGGGCAAAGAGATACGATTGATTGGGTACTATGAGAACACGTCAAAGGGCATGGAGCACTATATCCAATGGCTCAACCAATACGCGACGACCAACAACGTAATGCTAGGGTCTCATCTAGCACCACACGACATAGAGGTCAGGGAGCTCACCTCAGGCCGTAGCAGGAAGGAAGTAGCCCGAGAGATGGGCATATCATTCAGGACAGTACAACGACCGAGAACAAAGGCTGAAGGCATACAGGCCGTAAGACGGATGTTCCCTAGATTCTGGATCGATGACGAGAAGGCCGAACACGGGTACAACTGCATAGCATCCTACCATCGGGAATACGACGACAAGCGCCAAGTGTTCAGGGATACACCTGTTCATGATTGGGCATCACACGGGGCCGATGCATTACAGACCCTTGCACTAGGATGGCAGGAGTCAATGGTGTCAGGCCATAGACCACAACCGAGACAAGCCAAGGTGCAGTTTAGTGTCTTCTGATGCTTACATTGTATTCACTAACGACTCGGGTCATTGGTGGTCAAGGTTCCTTCATCCGTTCATCAAGCACTGTTATCTGATGATGGCAGACCGAGGCCGATGGCTGATCTATGGCAAGTCAATGCACTATGTGGACTTGTTTACTATCGATCGACAAATGGATAAAATCGATGAGGTTATCATTGTCAAAATCGATCGTAAGACCGCGAGGCAATCATTATTCATGCTCAATACATGCGTAGGACACGTTAAACAGATTCTAGGCATTAACCGACCGTTCATCTGGACACCATACCAGTTGTACAAGTATCTGGAGAAAACAAAATGAAGAAACCAAAGGCACCAAAACCAACGGCTCAAGA